CATTGCTGCTGAGTTTGTGCCGCCCCCAAATGATATTATTAATGGTGTTGTCATATAAAAATCATCCGGCTTTGTTTCAAGTGGCGACACACATGGAGGCTCCAGTCGCAGGATCTCCCTGCGCACCATTCGCCGGATGAATTAATTCTTATAACTCAATTGCTTTTTTAGATGCAACAACAATATCCTCCGCCGTAATATTTCGCAGCGCATTGCACCACATCTGCGTCTTGGCTGTCTTGTTTGTCGCATCCTTGCACTTGGCCTGTGGCAATCCTGCATGCGGTCTGCATGGGGCATGCGGACATACTTCCGGCTTAAACACCGACACGTTGAGCGGGTAGTAGGTCATACGATCCGCAGGGTCATAGCTACCCCACAACGACACGCACGGCGTATTAAGTCCGGCAGCGATGTGGTTTACAGAACTATCCGGTGCCACCACAAAGTCTGCGTTGGCTACGATAGGGAACAGCGAGCGGATTGCCTTGGTCGTATTGAACAAGTCAATCACTCTCGGATGATCGACATGGAAGTTGTTACTGTTGTCCAGCCCGATAATCACAGCGTGATGTTCCGGATATGCCTCAAGCAATGCCAAGACTGCATCCTGCCCCATCTTGGGTGGATATGTTCTGGTAGGTCCGGAAGACGAAACATGATAGGCAAAATACCTCTCTGGTAACGGCCATTTACCCAACGCCTTGATCTCTTCGTGGTCTGGTTCGATTAGGTGAAGCATGGGTTTGCAATACTTCGCCATAGTCTTCTCGTCCCACACGCCCATCCACTCGTAGATCCGCTTGTAGCAGTTGCCAGGACCAGTTCCGAGTTTCGTCTCCCCAACCTGACCGCTGAATAGATCGTCCGTGGGTAAGTGCGCATCGTATGAATCCCATGCCTCCAGGGTGCAAGGCAGCGGGTAAAGCTTTGCGCCTAATCCGGCGTAGAGCGGAAGGTTCCTGGCCGGTGCGTAAACATCGACTATCCCGCCAGACTCCTGCACCAAGTAGTTTACGAATGCCGTTGCGATCACCGCATCCCCAATCGCTCCAGCCCGATACACGGCTGTCGCTCCGCCAGTTGATCTGCCCTTATAGTAAGGCTTGATCTTGTGCGGGCATGGGATTGAATCCGCCCATATCCCACCGGTCAATTCGTCTGGAATGACGTAGGTATTGCGAACATGAAGAAGGTTGTCATCCACCTTGTGGATTGAGTTTGTATTATTTGTCCATAGTTTCATTTGTTGTTCTCCATTTTTGTTGACATAACTGCAACGTAACATTTAGCCAAGTCATCAAGATCAAGCTTTAATAAATTTTCACGCTCGCTCTCTGGAATGGTTGTCATTATTTCCCTTATCATTTCTTTCCTAACATTCATTGTACTGCCTTTCTATTTAGCTTTCTCCACCGCGTCAATCCTTTTTCCAATCCATGCCATGCACGGCACGGCCATTGAATTACCTAGTGCCTTGTATCGTGGCCCATCGGGGCATTCATCCGCTGGCTTGTTACGCCAAGAGATCATCGTGTGGTCATCATCAAAGCCTTGGAGGCGTTCACATTCTCTAGGCGTGAGCCTGCGTACTGCCATTAAATCTTGCGGTTGCACCAACGGAACATTCCCACCGCCTGTTCCGTATCGTGATACGCAACTAGGAGCGACATCGTGTGGCCCAGTTACTCGGCTGTCGTTGGGATGGTTCTCGTATAAGACAGCGTGCTTGTCACCCTTAGTCAGAGTGGGGCAAGGATCACCTGGCTTACCCACTCCAAGTCCATTACCTTTGCCGTCTTGCTTGTTCCCCCGCTTCCCAGCGTTGCGAGTGGCTTGGTCGTGGATTGGGATGGCTTGTACCAATCCAGATCCACCTTGTGAAAATATCTCCTGATTTGAATAACCTATCGCACCAGTGTTGAAAGATTGATTGAGCGTTGGATGAACCTGAGATCCCTCCCAATGGGATTTTTTAACCGCCATAATTCTTCCGCTGTAAGCATCTTGTCCGTTAAGTCCACCCCCCATGTGTGCGCCATCGCTTAAACATCCAACTACTTCTCGTTCTGGCAGACTAACCCCAACGCCTGCTTCAACATCGGTGGCAATTCCTTTCCTCGCTTCTCGGCTCGGCGTAGGATTCCGGCGCACGCTTTCGGACTCAAATAAAATCTTTGCGGCAAGGTTCCCTTTTCCAAGATGTGCGACAACGAACACACGTCTGCGTCTTTGGGCCACTCCGAACCATTGAGCGTCCAGCACTCGGTATGCCCACTCATACCCCAGCTCCCCCAACGCTCCGAGGAAGGAACCAAAATCTTTTCCTCCGTTAGATGACAAGACACCGGGGACATTTTCCCACACAAGCCATCGAGGTTTGAGACGTTCAGCGATTGCAAGGTAGGTAAGCATGAGGTTACCTCTTGGGTCTTTGAGTCCTTGTCGCAATCCTGCAACGCTGAAGGATTGGCATGGCGTTCCTCCGACCAGAAGGTCAACTGATCCGCTTTGTATTGTCCATTGTTCATGTTTGCTCATGTCTCCTAAGTTTGGAACCTTCGGCCAATGATGCTTCAGCACCGCTGACGGGAATGGTTCAATTTCTGAAAACGCTACTGGCTCCCATCCAATCGGCTCCCAAGCCTTGGACGCTGCCTCAATGCCAGAGCATACTGATAAGTATTTCATTTCTCCTCCGCTATTTCCTTGCAAACCAAAGCCGCTGCATCGACAAAGGCAATGATCTGAATAATGTCAATCGCATGTCCGTGGTTCGCGCGATCCCTCTCTACCGCCAGTTTTCCTCTGGCAGAGAGAAGGATGTCGCACGCCCACTTGAGGCGGTCTTTTGCCTCTACTTCCATTACATTCCGGATTGCATCCGGAACTTGCGAGGTGACTTGTTGCTCTTGCCAGCAGCCGACAGCGCAATGGCAATCATCTGCTTGCGGGAACGAGGCGTTCCACCAGCACCGCGAGCCTTGCCTTTCTTCTTATTATCCATTGCCAACTCATGCATATTCTTCGATACGTCTTTGCCTAGCATATTCAGTTCTCCTTATATGTTGTAATAGGGATTCGGCACCTCTGGTGCTTTTACCCCGAAGCTTGGGTTCTCACATCTGCGACAATCGCGCAGGTCAAAATCAAGAATCTCGCCGTGGTTAAGCATGACTGTGAATATCTTGTTATGATCCATCCCATAGTCGGTAACGATGAAGGCCAATCCCTCACCCTTGGGGGTCATCATCCATAGTTCTGGATTGAGTTGGATCATCTCCATGCTGGTCCTGTAAACCATCCAACCAGCACCCACCTAGTACCCCATATCGGCGCACGGGCGCGATGCTCTAAGTAGGACGGGAACCAGCATCCGGCTCCCTGTTCTCGAATAAACTGAGCATTCTCAATATCAGCCTTAACCTGTAGCCCACCGCCAAGATATTCGCTTGGGTCGGAAAGGTTGACAACCGCTGTAAGCTTTCTGTCGCTTCCGTTGAAAGTATCAAAATGCCACCAGAACTGCTGGAGTGGCGAGTATTTAAGAATCTGTAACTGCTGCATTCCAGTAATGTCAAATCTCCAGCTATCCTGGTTGATTGATTTTGTAAGCTCGGCCATCACGCTGTAAATCCATTTATGATGCTGGCTATTTGGAACCCAACATGAGGTGCAAGTTCTGGCAAACGATACCTTGTGCGTGCCATCCTTCTTCATCACGGTTGACCGCTTCATCCCGATGATCTGCGCGTCCTCACGCAGCATCATGCATTGTGCAGGAGTGAGAACGTATCGGTCAACGCTCGCACCTAGAACTTTCTGAATGTATTTATCTGCCATTGTCGATCTCCCTTTTTATCCAGCAAAACAATGCATAAACACCAAACAACAGGAATGCGAGTAAAGATGCCAGGAATGACATGTAAAGCACAACCCAACACGCTACCCATGCAAAATCTGCTATTGCAGTAAGCATCATTTTGTAGCCTTGAAGACTCGCCTAATTAGAGTCTTGTTGTCAATAGGAACTCCGGAGGCTCGGCACCAGAATCCGACTGCACCGATCTTAAAGTCTCGGATTAGCTTCTGGATCTGGTGAACATTCTTGTATTCCTCGCAATCACCAAGGAAGAATCTCTTGCCTAGATTCCGGCGCAGGATCTTCATGCCGTCAATCACTCCTCGGCGTTGCAGCAGCCTGACATCGTCAATCGCTCGCTTGGCAACCTCTCCAGCCAATTGTTGTAGCTTCTCATCGTAGTCTCCCTTGGTAAGATGGGTCGAGCGCATCAATACCTCCTCTTGGTTTTCTTCTTATGTTGCTCAACCCACTTGGCGTACTCGTTCCATAAGAAGGCTGCATCCTGTGCCTCTTGCTTGGTATCAAATATGTCTGTGAGCGGAGGTAAACCATTGGCCGGTACAGCACCCCATAGGCGCGGTCCAATCGTGTATCCGGCAGTAGTATGGATGCGCCACTTGCCACATTCCTCAACTACCTTGACCGTGGTCATCGACCAAGCTCCACAAGCTTGGCATCGTCAGACTTAATCTGCTCAATCAATTTAGGCATGTCTCCGGACTGCCCAGCGTAATGAATGCAGTACGCATCCTTGTAGCGATCCAGGCCAAAGTGCGACTCAACGCTGGTCATACAATTGTATGCAGGATCAAGTTCTTGTACCGGAACATTCCACAGGTGGACCATAATGTTCATCCATGTCTGTTCTGCAAAATGATTTGGCAACAGTCCTAGCGGAGGCATCGACAAGACACCAACAGCCTTGGATGAGATCACAAATACGCCTGTATTGACGTAGAACCTAGGATCAATCTGCGCACCAAATGCGCTTGCAAGTTTGCCCATCTCATACTTGCGATCCAAGAACGCACCCTCATCAAAGGCACAGAACATGTTTACTCCATCACCCATGTCATCGCAGTCGTTTGCAATCAGAATATCCGAGTCAACAAACGTGATTTGCTCATATCCCTTTGTGGCCATGATATTCCCGATAGCTGATTTGCTATACTGCACCGGCTCGACCAATGGTTTCTCAAGCGCAAGGAAATCAATCTTATGCCTTTGGCAGTAAGCCTCCATCCTTGGCCTTGTAAGATCCAAGACCTTCTTCCAATCATCCCCGAATGCCTGCGTAACTAATGCGCGCTTCATTTATCCCTCTTGTCGTAATCTTCCCAGGTATAATTCCAACAGGCTTTTACTGCATCGTCTCTCGAAGCGTAGGTATCGAAGTGCGACCAATCATCTTCGTTACCATAACCAGGATCGTCAATATAAACAGACCACTCTGGCTTTCCGTCTTCATCCAATTCTTTTTTAATCCATCTCATAATCTTGGTACCTCTTTCTTTATTTGTGCTAACACGAATAGCGACCTTACCAACGCACGCTCAAGATGGTCAACACTTGTTTCACCATTGTTGTCAGGACAAGGCGAAGATTTGTGAAGCTGCATCTGCGCTGTGGCCAGATGCCGGATCGCTCTGGCAATATGATAATCATGCGTAGGGCGATCCTTCTCAAGCCAATCTCCATAGGCAGACTTATCCGATCCCTTGCCCATCACACGCCACACGATTTCCTGCGCAGCGTTGCCCATCTCTTGGATCGTTGGAGCGTTCACAGCTTCATGCCTGGAGGCGTGTATTGCTTCACCCAAGACCAAACCTTCTGCATCGCGCAGAAAGCTATTCCAGCCTGGTAAAGTTCATCCTCATCCCAAACCTTCGTTGTCAGCTTAGTAGCATCGTTTGATGCTAGGACCACCGACACGCATGCGCATTGCGGATTCTCGCTTGCTGACCTGTAGGCCCAAAGTTGGGCGCAGTCCGTATCGTAGAACGGATCGTACTTCGGATTAACCTTCCTGTTCTTTAGGTCGATGATAGCGTCACCCACATTGCGTAGCTTGACGTAGGCATCACACCTTCCCGCATAGCCTGCGCCGACAAGACCCTTTTCGCACCAGTACGTTTTCTCAATGTTTGCATCGGACCACTTCTTAAAGGTTTCGATATACGGAGCAAGTGTTTCATCTCCGGATACGGCTCTTCCCAGTAGGATGTTCTCCATTTCGGTATGCATTTTTGTTCCGTGTTCCGCTGCTTTCCCTGTTGATTCTTTCGAGTCTTTAACGACCCTCTTTGCGTAGTCTTCGAGTGTTTCATTTTCCTCCTTTGGCAGCGTCAAGCATGCCATGATTGCCTGTTCGATCTTCCAATTGGTAAGCTGTGGCTTGTCCAGAATAGATAGGATGCTTGTGACGCTAGGGTACAGAAGCATCTTTCTGGCATCAGCCACAGTCGTGTTGCGGAAATTTCCATTTTTGCCCAGCACAGTATGGGCGGATTCACCCTCTGCTGTGTACCAATGACCCGCCTGGTCGCTGTGGACCAGACGGGTATTGGATGGCTCCTTACTGGTAATAGTAAGTGCCATATAACTTAGAACGGTACGTTTTCGCCGTTGCCGTCTTTGTCTCCGATTTTGATAGGACCAGAAGACGATCCGGATGCACCAAATTCCTTGGATGCGCGGATCTTATCCTGCAACCATTCCGGCATATCCTTGAACTGACCGCCTTCCTTCTCCTCGATCTCGTAGTACATAAGATCGTTGGTGGTTTTGGCAGGAGCAGTCATGCCTTTGGGAAGTTTGGAAGCTCCGGCAATGGCACAATACTGCCGTCCCTGCTGGCTGGTCTTGTGGATCAGAGTCAGCATGGCTGGCTTGCCAAGAAGGTTCTTCAAGCTGAATGCCTGTAGTTCCTTGGCCGTGAATGTCTGGCCGCGCCATTGTTCCAAGAGTTTCCGCAGGCTAGCTTTCTCGCCAAGGCTGCGGGTCTGCTCGATGGATACGACCATCGGCTTGGATACCTTGGTACGCTTGCCATTCTCCTCAACCTCGAACTCATCCGTTTGATCCGGAAGCTCGAAGGTTAGTCGAACTTTGGGTGAGAACTTCTTTTGTCCTTCCCAATTCGTTTCCTGGTGACCGAGGTCAACCAGACTGTAAAGAACGCCAACTGTTGCACCGGCTTCGGGCAACTTGCGCTCCGTGTTCTTTGATGTTTCGCTTATGGTTAGTGCCATGTTATCTCCTTTATTTATTTGGGTTTATTGGTTGTATGTATGTGGGGTGAAGTTCGTCTGGCTTTTTAACCCAAAAGCCTCCGCCTACTGCGGTGTGCGTTAAAGCATTGGCATGCTCAATCTCCATGCGAGGAGGAGCGATTGTTCGGGCAAGTTCACAAATGTCATCGGCTGTCAAAATGACCAGCCACTTCTTTTCGCCATTGCGCCGGAAGAACACCGCTGGGATCTTTCCATTGGGACAATCACGCATAGCCTGTTGCATCCAGGCTTCCGGCTTTAACTGCTGGCAACGCTTGCCTTCGATATGAAAAGGAAAGTTCTCACAAACCACATCCCCGCTACCACCCTCTGGATTGCCTGCGTACTGCTGTGTGCGCCTAGCCTTCTGCCACCCCTGCTCGCGTAGGTATCCTGCTAACTCCCGCTCTCCCGCTGCGCCCTTTGCCCTGCTATTGATTTTTCCCATCCGCTGGTTCTAGCGGAACGACCCATGTCGGGTCAACAACCAAATTTAATTGCGATAATACTTATTAGCTTCTCTAATATCCCTATTGAACTGGCGCATCATCTCGTAAACAGTAAGACCCTCTTTAACTTCCGGATTTTTATTCAACCATGCAATCGCTTCATCAAAAGATTCGACATCCCTCATGGCTTCCTCAAACTTTGCCCAAGCTTCTTCATCAGTCATAAGCTCTGGAATATCCTCCAGCCTTGCCCTGTCGAGGGACAAAGCTTTGTGGTTAATGTTTTGCACTTGGCTATTGGCAACAACCAGAAAAGATCATCATGCATTGCCCAACATACAACGTAATCCACTCCGGTAATGGGACGTTTTGGAATATTAAACCCATTTCCAATGGATGTGGTAAACCTGTACTTTGTTCGTCCCTGCTCAATTGCCT